CCCAGCCCGATGGCTTCGTGGTGGAGGCTTCCATGACGACGTCCATCGACAGAGTCGTCCGTGCGGCGATGACTTTCAAGGCATTGTCAATCGGATTCGGAACTCCACTGGTAAGCTGCAGACCCCAATCGGGTCAGCCCATGCTGTCTGTCTTAAGGGCAGAGTCTACGTGGCACCAGCCCATCTGTTCTGGAGCGGGAAGGAGAAAGTGGCTCTCGGTAGCATTTGCCGGCTCACCATAGGAGGACGCACCACTGCGATCACCTTAGAGGAGGATAATTTTACCTTCCTGTCGAGTCGGTTTGATGATATCCTTGGGACATATGTTGGCAGTGATATGGTGGCCCTCATGGCGCCTCCTTCTGTCCCCTGTTTCAAGGGTCTGATTCCCTTCCTACCCCGGAACTACGCCCAAGCGGTGTTCTCTTCAATAGAGGACGCGGCGCTGATAGGGCCATCGTCCGTCCACCCGGTTGGTCGGGCGACACTGGACCATTCCCGTGCCCGGTGGTGGTGTGCAAAGGACGGTTTCGTCGCAGAGGCCGATAGCGTTTACCGCTACGGGGAAACTTTCTCCGGTCAATGCATGCTTCCTCTCGTCTCGCTCAATTCTGATGCTGAGGCTGCCATCTTTGGACTCCACATTGGTTGTCGCACGCAGATCAAGCAAGGCTTTGCGCTGACGATGACCCAATCAGAGGCAGGGAGCATTCTGGAGCTCTTCGAGAAGCAACCACTGATCACGTCGGGCATCGACGAGATCCCCCCCGAGCGGCTTGGTCCTGGTCTAGTCGATCTTGGCCGCCACGGAGAGGGTTACACCCGTTGGCAGAAGAAGTCAAAACGAGTCCCCAGTCTCCTCGCTGAGAGTGAGCTCGCTAGTGCTTGCGAGAGGAGACCAGTCCGTCTTGGTACTGGGACTTATTCCGCCCTCAAGTTGGGACTTGAGAAGATTGCTGACCAGAAGGGTCTCCCCGATGAGGGGATACTGCGAGTGGCACAGAGTGCGCTTACGGAAGACATCTTGTTGATGAGACCCGTTGGCGAAGTTGGACCCCTCCCTTTGACCACCGTCATCAACGGAGGAGAGGGCCTTAATGGTCTTCACCTTAAGGCTGGGCCGGGGTTCCCCTTGAAGCACCGCTACCCTGGTCTCAAGAAGAGCGACTATCTCTGTCCTGATCCGGAGGACCCAGAGACGCTGGTCATCGACACGAGCACTGAGCATGGACAAGAGCTTGCTGTGTTAACCCATAAGCTGGAGGAAGGGCTCGCAAAAGACGAACTTGAGCTGGAGACGATGTATGTCTTCCCCAAGGACGAATTGCGGGCCGAGGAGAAAGTTGATTTGCCGAGACCGATTCTCGCGGAGCCTTTCGCCTTGTCCCTGGTTATGCGACGGTACTTTGGATCGTTCATTGCGGCCTTTACACGATCCTTCTCCACGTCCTGGTCTGCGGTCGGGATGAACGTGTACTCCAAGGACTGGTCAGATATGATCAAATACCTGACTCGAGTTGGAGACAAGGGCTTCGATGCGGACATCAAGTCGATGGACTCGACCGTCCACCCGCGAATCGTTCGTATGGTCATTGACATGATCAACGAGTGGTACGCTTGCCACTCCCCTAACGGGGATCCTCA